TAGAACAAAACAAGTAGACCACGACCACAAAACAGGGAAGATAAGAGGTATCCTTTGTAGAAGTTGTAATCTTGGTCTTGGATATTTTAGAGATGACCTCAACCTTCTTAGGCAAGCAAGCAACTACCTATCCATGCAAACTAATGGTGATATAAGATGAGTGAGACTGAGAAGAAGGACAACCCTATTGTTCGAGCCTTGAAGAGTGCCTATAGAGCACCGCCTAATGCTGTTTCAGGACGAGCCTATGGCGACCCTGCTGGTAGGGTTCAAGCCTCTTACAAGCCCCCTCTCGAATCTCAGATAGGACAGATTGACAGAGGAGAGGCATGGTGGAGAGACTTTGCTTGGGAGGAATATGCTACCAAAGACCTTCCGGGCCTTGGTCTTGGGTTTACAGTCTATCCTTACGTTGCTGTGTGGGAGAAGATTTGGGGTGCCGTTCCTACAGAAGACTACGAGAAGTATAAGCAATACTACGTTCAGGAGCCGTTTATTCGTGCCACAATCGACTTCCACACACAGATGACTATATCACAGGGCTATGAGTTGGATTACCCCCTCGATACCGTTGTCAATGATGTGAAGAAGTTTCTAGACCGTCACGACTTCCTCAACCTTCTCAAGATAATGGTAAAGGATATGCTTGTCTTTGGCAACTCCTACACGGAGATTGTCAGAACTTGGTTCTGCCACGAGACAGGACACGACCTTGCAGCCCTTCGCATCTCTTATGAGACTACTTCCAAGGATGGCGATACAAAGTATTGGTGGACTGATAGGGTGGATGTCGCACAGAAACACAACGAGATGTATCCTACCCACAAGCTAGAGAATCCTTACGGTGAGATTGTTCGCTTCAAGCCCCTCGACCCAATGTATATGCGTGTCAGAAGGGATGCCTACGGAACCATACTTGGCTATGTCCAATACTACGTCTTCCCGCTAGTTACCTTCTTGGCAGACGAGATTATCCACCTACGCTATATGCCTACCTCGTGGACTTACGAAAGCGTCTACGGAGTCTCCATGTTGAGACCCATCCTGTTCCATCAGGAGCTTATGAAGAACTATGAGCAGACTATGGGTGCCATCATGAATGTCTTCCTGAAGCCGATGTTCCTTGTGAAAGTAGGAGGAGAGGGAGGGCCATTGGGCGGAGAGGAAGTTACCTCACAACAGTATCAGCAGGTCAGAAGGTTCTTCCAGCAGAGCCAGCCCGGACAGTCTCTTGTGATTAGAGCAGCCTCGCCAGTGAAGGTAGACCCGATTGACCCACCTATCGACAGAATGCAGACCACAGCCTTCTGGCTTCAATGGCTGCACAACATGAGAACCTACGCCCTGTCCGTCCCTAAGTTCTTCACCGACCCTGCCGGATTGAATAGGGCAACGGCACAAACCGTAGAAAGGGGATACTTCACTTTCATCAACAGCAACCGCCAGTCGCTCAATAGCCAGCTAGAAGAGAGCATCCTTCAGATGGTCATGCGGTCTCTGTATGGAAAGATTGCAGACGAATTGATTAAGGAGTATGGTGTGCCGAAGTTCATCTGGAAGCCAGTGAAGGAGGACTCCCTTGAGGACAAGGCCAAGACCTACCTTCCACTCTATGCCAGTCGCATCCTTACCAAGAACGAAGTGAGGACAGCACTTGGCTTCAAGCCTCTTGATGAAGAGGAACTACAGGAAGAGTTGGGTGAGACTCTCCCGCCTCTTGGTGGTAGTCCGGGCGTAGGCGCACCCGGAGTCACTAGAGAAGGAACACCTACCTTCGGCAGCCCAGATGAAAGAATGGCATCCCGTCCACCTACAGGTATGGGTGGAGGAGGAGGCGGTGGTGGTGAGGAAGGAGCACCAGAAGGTGGAGAAGGGTTCTTTGGAAAGAGCGAGGATGAAGAGTCGATGGAAGACCTTCAAGAAGAGATTGACAGTCTAAGGCGTGCCTTTCAGAAGAAAGTAGAAGAGGAAGAGATGAAGTCAGAGCCACGAGAGATACGAAGAGAAATACACGAACACTAGGCTTTATCAACCTTTACCCTTATATAGTTGTTTCTTCTTATGTATATTGATTACGATGAGTAACACAGATTCTTTGGACTGGAACGCTTTGCTACAAAAAACAGAGGAAACTTTGGGCAGAGTAGAAAACGCTTTTGGCCCTCGTGACCAGCTTCTTGAGATTGATAAGGAGCGTGGTGTGGAGCAAGCCTACTATGAGGGAGACTTGAAGGAGTGCGAGAATCTGATTAACAAGATGGAGGCAGAGCTAAACAATCCAGAAGACCGAAGGCACACCAGTCCTGTTCAAGGAGCCAGAGATGCGCCAGTCGAACCAGAACATCTATCATCAAGAACACAACGACTCCTGCAGCAATTTGGCGGAGAGAGGATAGAGAAAGACGAAGAAAGGCCGCACGATTTTGAAGGAAGTGGTAATACTTGTGACCGATGTGGGCAGACAGAGGGAGCAGACATACATCACTGGAGTAGACTTGTGAATCCAATGGGCCTCAGTGAGGAAGAAGAGGTCAAACACTTGGAGGAAGAAATCCAAAAGATGGGTGGAGTGGTTTGAGTGATAGCAGCGATGATACGTTACGAGAATTACTTCTTCAACTGAATGATAAGCTATCTAGTTTTATGAGCGTAAGCGCATCGGATAGGGCTGTTCTTAATTCAAGCGTAGCAGCAATCCAATCTAGTGTGGCTATCTTGAACCACAATAGCACATCAATGGATACACGCATCAAGAATCTGGAAGAGACGCAGATTACCCACAAAGCGATAAGGGGTTACATAAATGATATGAAAAAATCTGCTCGAAACTGGGTTGCACTCACTTGCACGGCTGTTATAGCAATCGTAACTGTCTTAACCTACTTCCACATCTAGTGCTAGGTAAACCACACTACCAATCTTACCTTCTCCTTCCCGTAGAGTTCTGCCATCGTGTTCATGAATCCAAAGACCATAGCCCATCCTGCCTTCATCCTCTGAACGGTAAAGGCTTCCAACACTTCCTCTGGTGTTATCCAAGTCTCAGAAAAGTAATCTATGTCTGAGAGCATTGTAGTTAGGTCAGACTTATCAGGTGGCATTCCACGCCTAGCCGCTATCGGAACCTTAGCTTTGCGGTTGTCTACATCAAATAACACAGAGGTAACTTCTGGAACCACCCCTACGAGGTCATCAATCACGAGCACGCCACTCCAAGACAAATCTGACTGTAATAGTTCAACAACTCCGTGTGTATTCAGAGGCAACATTCAGGCTACTGCTTTGCACTATATAAAGATTACCCTACTAGTCTCCTTTCGTGGCAACTGAAAGCAAAGGGTATCTGCAACTGAAGTGGTGTCTTTTTTGTTGAGTATTCCTCCGGTATGTCAGGTCTGCCCTTGATGCCAAGTCCCTTAACTAGAGCCTCAATGGGCCATGTCTCGTCCACTATGTCTAGCTCCACATTGTCTATAAGGTGGGTTATGATACTTGCTACCGTCCTGTCAGACTCCTCTGCTCTATACCAAATGAACCCAAATCCCTCACAGAGAATGTCCATATCGCCCTGCTCGAAGTTCTCAGAAATCTCATCGCCATAGTCTCCTTCTGCGGTGAAGTCGGTCTTGAAGAAGATGTTGATAGATTTATCAGCACCCACCACCACCATGACCCTTTCGTTCTCGTCGTTGAGATAGCCTTTCACATCGCCAGTAGAAGCAGTCGGTGTGACAGGATGCATATGGACTGTTCCAATGAGACTCTCGCCCTCGTGCAATTCCTCATTAGGCTCCAACACAATCTCCCTATCCTTCCCAAACTGCTCTCCAACCACACCCAAGTCTCCGGTCTTGGCTATGATAAGGAAACCACCTGCCTCGTTATCGTTGGTGATACTATACTCTATCATCATCTGTAGGTCATTGAAGAGCCTCTCAGGTATCTCAATCTTGTCAGGAACCTCCAATCCTTCTGTGGTGACTGGCTCTCCACCAAAAGGCTTCTTATCCTTTTCCTTCTCTTCGATGTCCTTCTCATCTACAGGGTCGGGAATCTCAGGGTCAGCATCTAGTTCTCTATCAGGATTGCTAGGGTCTGGTTCCTCTTCAGGATAATTGGTCAAAGATTCACTACACCAATTCTCATGTTCGTCCAAGTTCTCAGAAGGAACACTCTTGCCGCAATAATCGCAAGTCTTGAACTCTACCCCTATCTCCTCCTCCTGCTCATTGAACTTCTCTATGTTAGGATAGTTAGGCTGCCCCGGCTTGGGCGCAGGTTGCTGCGGTGTGGCTGGCTGATTAGGAGCAAAGGGCATACTAAGGAAGTATACCTCAATCTCCTATTTAAGCCTACTTCTTTAGGGAGTAGATGTTTGTGTTCTGGCTGTCCACAAAGGATACATCCAGAAGAGGTAGGACATCAGGAAGGGTTGCCTTGAGGTTGTTAGTGAGGTAGGTGGTCAGTTGTGCCTCGGTTACAGGAGTGGTCTGAAAGGACATCCAGAGAGAGAAAGCCTTTATCTTTGCTTCAGGAAGAATGGAGGCTGGTGTTGTAGACACCGCCGGAGTCGGTGGATTGAAGACATTGTTGGTCATGGCTGTCCTAGAAGTAGTTTCTAGTCGCTCAGGTTCAGGCTCATCTCTGATATCAGAGATGACTTTCATTTCCCTCACCATGATAACTGGTGTCTTTGTTTTCACCGTTCCGTTTGACCTCTCTTCCCTCATCCCTGTCACCTTTCCTCTTATGTTGACCACCTTGGCCAGATACTTTGCACCATCGTCTATCTTAAAGGCGAAGGGTGGAAAGTCCAGAACGGCTTTGGTGTTCTCGTCTCCTGCAAGCAACGTCCACTTGACAAGTTTGGTTGCTACTCTTTGATTGCCGCACTTTGCATTTGGACACTCGAATGAAACGCCTTCTGCGACGTTTCCCTGCTTAGTGTAACAGACTGGGCATCCTATGTAGGATGAGTTACCCAGAACTCTTACAATAAGCACATCGGCTCCATTTACAAAGTCTCCTTCTACCAATTCGGAAAGATTCCTCTTTGGGTTCAATTCGTCGTATAGCTGTTTTACTATGTCGGGATTAGCGGCATAGATTTTCAATGCGGGTATCTTGGCGATTATCTCGTCAATTGAGATTTTGCTCATGGCAATAGGGTATTCTTGACTGTATTTAAGGCTTCTGCTCCTCTCGCATTTTGACTGTTATACCTCTAACAACCATCTCCTTACCAAAGAAGGGCTTGTCTACATTATATTGAAAGGGAAGGCTCTCTTCAAGAAGATGTATGTAAATAGTCGGAGAAACTTCTATAGAGAAGTCTGGCTCAAACCCCAAACTCATAACAGTCAAAGCCAGTTTATCAATGGCTTCCATAATTGATGGATGGTATTTATCACTCATAGTGTGGTCATATCCATCCCCCTAGTTTCCACCCTTATTAAGGATTTTGTCTGGACTCTGCAGAAAGATTCTCCAATCGAGGAGTTTAGGCTTCCTCATGTAGAGAGAGGCCATCTCTGGAATAGAATCTTCTGGAAACCTAGAACGTCGGATTATATCTTTGTAGCTCATATCTGGCGAGATGGGCACCTTCCATTGGATAGGCGTGGGTTCATCAGGGTCTACTGAATGCTTGGTAAGAGTGACACGACAGATTCTATCGAGACTCAAGAAGGCTCTCTTGTCCAGAAGATATTGGAACCAAGTGCTAAGATTCCAATAGAGCTTCTCCCTTTCTCGGTGCATCTCACCGTAGGTGGTCGGAGTTAGGTAGATGTAGAAGTGGAAGCCCTTGCCAGCACTAAAGAAAAGGTCGATGTTGTCTTTGAAGGTAGTGGCAAAGAATTGTGCCTTCTTCCAGATATCCTCTATCTTATCTCCTTCCCGCTTATCCATGTCCAAGAAGAGACGGGTCATAACCACAGCGTTCTTCTGTTCTTGTGGCCAATCCTTCGAGACTACTGGTGTGTAGAAAGGAAAGTAGGCATCTTCTGTGGTTCGTATTTTGCTTAGAACATACTCGTAGTAATCCTCTCTAGTCTCAGCGTGGTATCTAAACAGACCTACATCTGCTGGCAACTGAAGAAGGTCTCTGTCCCAAAACTTACGACAGAGTTCAAGAAAGGGCATACTTGATTGAGTTGACATTTATCTCTTTCAACTGTCTGGTGTAATCCTCTGCCTCTTCTACCACATCATCCACTATCTTGTCTAGATTGTCCATCATGAGAATCTCGACAGCCGCCAAACGTGGTAGATTATCCACTAGAGCCACATTGACAGCCCCGCCTCTTATGTGTGGAAAGGAATGAGCCAAGTGCGCCCGAAGGAAGGAAGCTACCTCTATAGACTCGCACTCACTAATCTCCTTCGAGAAGCTGCCTTCCTCATAGACTGGCTTCAAACAAAACTCCTTTATCTTTGGATGCGCCCAAAACTTTGCCAGCGTTGCTGTTACCCTCTCCTCCAAGGCCCTGTAGTTGGCGAATAGCTCCTTGTGTTCGTCGCTATCATAGCCCCTGTCTTCTAGTGGCGAGTAATTACCGTAGGTCAGAATACCAAACCGTCTACCCATAGCATAGCTATTTCTACACAGAAAGCCCAAGATGTCTCTAAAGACGGAAGTGTGGCTTCCCTGTAGGGCTAGAGGATTGGCCGTCACAACAAAGGGGCACGCACCCGTCACTAGCATCGTAGCACCACCACCTGCTACGGTTGCCTCACCAGACTCCAAGAATCCTAGAAGGAATCCTGCCATGTTTTCTACAGTCTGACTCTCAATCTGGTCTACAGCCAACGCATAATATTGCTGATGGAACAGACCGTAGGCTTTGTCGTCTGTCCACTTTGCAGAACCAAGGAGGGTGTTTCTGGTGGTCTTGTCGATGAGTTGGCCAGCCAAGTAGAAGAAGGTGCTCTTGCCCGTATTGGGCGGAGTGATTTGCAACTCGTGTGGCTGATACTTC